ATATAATTAGAAGATTTTGGGTCTAAGCTAAGGTTATCAAAACGTTCTAACACAACAATCTTGTTGTCTGTGTCTCTTAAATCTCTTAGAACCACTGAAAACGTTCCATATGCATCCGTCGTCTTTGAGGACTGACGAATTTTCTCAATTGAAACTTTCACATTTTTGTGCAACCATTCGCCATGGCCGCGGCCAACGAGGCGGAAAAGCTTCTGCATGTTAGCTGGCTCAAAACTTGTCGGAGTTCCGACGTCTTGTCCGATAAACCATCCTGCGACAGCCTCTCTTGCTGCTTGCTTTTTCATGTTGCTAGGATCATAATCGCTGTCGATACCACCACCATACGAAGCCTCATTACCTATTCCCAGAATCACACCAAACAACGTTGTGTCTGTAGCGTATCCTTCTCTGCGTATCGCTTGCTCGTATGTCTCTCCAAGCCAGTAGTCTTTTCTTGTGCTAGCCGGGTAAAATGACGCGGCGTTAGTATTAGCTAATTGCGGATTGGTATTAAACTTCTTGCGTAAGAATGTTTCTTTAGAATCATCGAGACCGAACTTTGTGATTTCTTCAGTTTGTGATCCAGAAACCACTACAGTAAATAGTCCATTTGTGTCTGTTGCTACTACTTTACCGACGCCTCTTGCTGTTCTCGTGGTGGCTCCGTGGGCCAAGGTTCCACTTAATTCAAGTCGTCCATCATTAAGATACCACACTGCAGCTAAAATGCCGGTGCCGATGTCTTGAGTTGAACCGCTCTGGAATACCCACAGTCCATACGCACCGCCGTTTGTAGCTGGTGCTGTTGTGATGCTGTTGGCTGTCTTCCAACCTGCTGCTGCTGCGCCGCCAGTGGCTTTACCGGTAGTAGTTTGTTGACCCAAGAGTCTCACATATGTGAGAGGGGCGACATTTGATCTCAGGAACGCCTTTGCGGCGTATGTACCATACATCGGCGACTGGTAGTTGCCATATCGTGATATGTCTCCGCCGCCATTTCCAGGCACGGTATCTCCAAAAACTGTCACGAAATCGGAGTAGGATTCAATCTGGATTGGCTGCATGGCCAGTCCTCTGCGGGATCGGCCAACAATGACCGGTCCAATGTTTTGTGCCGTTTTAGGAACAAAGGAGTTATCTATCTCGTTGATGAATACTCCGGGAGATACAAACTTAAAACTTTTTACTGACATTATCCGTCCCTCTTAGTGATTAATGTATTTAAATGCTTACGCAATCATGAATAAATAGTATTTTTAATCCCAAAGACACTTCCTGAACTGCTTTATGATGTAAAAAAGTCTTCGGATCCCGGGAAGGGTGTGCTTTCACGAGGATAAGTTAGTTCCACAACATTCTCGTCTACTCTGACAATTGGGCGGTCGTCGTTCTCGCCTTCACCCATTAGGTAGCCCAGAACCCTAATTGTTATCTCACTCGAAAACATTCTCATATCTTCATTTAGATTGGAAACATTATTATTATGTGCGAAACTTTGTTCAATAAACGCCTCATATAAGTGGCCGTTCCTTTTCATGGTAAAAGCATTAATTTGTCCAGTTCTCACAATGAAGGGAGCTAACAACTCATTCATCTGTTGTTGGTACTCTGTTTTTAGCGTTATCTTATAATCAACGTTAACATAAACTGGTATTGGGATTGAAAGGGTCTGTATAACGATCTTCTTATTTATTCTCGGAGAATTTAGCTGTTGTGTCCCAACAGTCTTATTACGAGTGGCCGCGGCGACTGCAAAATTGCGTGTTTTGTCTTGCTTTATTCTTTTCGCCAGGACCATCCGTCCGATCCTGCCATTCATATCATATGAATATGTATGCGCCTGATATGCGCCCTTTTTGGAAGGGTCTTTAGTGATAGCGGTCCTTTCAACACTAATAAGGGGCAATTTAAGGGCCCCGCCGTCGTCTCTCAGCTCCTTTTCGTTCTTTACTTGAAATGCTCTCTCAGGTGTTTGCCACAAGACCGGCACTTTGACAAAGCCTTCGTTTGTGGTGGCGCTTAAATCTAGATCTTTTTTAATCCACGAAACAATAGTATAATCAATATTCTCTATATTAGATGCCTGCATACCTATTTCTTTAAGAGTGGTCTTAGATGTGCCGGGCGGTAATTGTGCAAAATCAAAGTTATCAGGTAGCATCGAAAAGTCCCTTTCTGGCGCGTCGGCAACGAGCAGCAATCTCAAAACTATGGTCGACTTGACCAAAAAGCTTTTTAGGTTCTGATAGTTTAACTATCTCGTAATAAAAATCTCCATACAAAACAAAGTCGCCTTCTCGGATGTATAGATCTTGATCTTCTGTCAACCTTCTACGATGGAAGTGCACGTTTATCTCCCAAGTTTTATCAATTCCGCCGCTTTCTAAATATTCGGTTGAGTATTCTGTGAATTCTACTAAAGCGTATACACGAATTGGGGATAGAAACGTCTTTTTTATGGCCTCGCCATATAGTTCATGGAAGTTCGTGGTTTCAATGTCAATGGGATAGTAAAGAATTTGCTGACCAATGATCTTTTCAATCAATTCGTCATTCACTTGCTTGACAAGATCTCGTTCTTTTTTACCTAGAAAAAGTGGCGGGGGCGGGGCGTCGGGTTTTTTCCATTCGTTTGCCATAATTTATTATCCCACGAATATCGGCAGTGGTGACCTTCTTAACGTTTCTTCTGCTGCTGATATCTTTTCTTGATCCTTCTTGGCCAACTCAGGATATTCAACTTCTTTGAGGATTTCCATCAACTTGTCTTTAAGCTGTGTCTGTTCTTCCTTAGCTTGCGAAAGAAGCTCTGAGTGGTTCAGTGTCACGCTTTCGCCTGGTATGGGCATCGTAGTGAACTTACCTCTGATTTGTCCCAGCATTTCTTTACAAAGCGCAAGGGAATACTTCCGAATCCACTGTTTTCCGATTGAATTAATATTTTCATACGGTATGTTCTCAAATGGAAGCGTATTTATATTGTTAACCCCTTCGATGCCTGTATCAGTATCGCCGTCTTCTTCCCAAACGTTGTTTTTGACTCTAAATCTAAACCAAATACGATCAAGATATCCAGCAAAGTTGTCGTCGCCGCGTGGAACAGGATATAATCTCAACTTGTTATTAAGTAACTCGTATGAGTAGTGAGACACCCTAGTATAAAGAGAATCTTCATACATAATTGCTTGTAGCTTGTTCTGCCATGTTGGGATAACCTCAAATGATGAATCATCCGCATATTGTCCGTATGTAGTGTAATTCCCAACAACTCCAACACCTCCATAATATCCATAAAATCTCCACATGGCGATAGGAGAGCGATAATACACTTTATCTATTATTACTCGTTTATCAGTCACTTTTCCAGCATATTCAACTTCGCCGCCACTGTCGTTAAGGCCTGACGCTGAAGAACTGGATATTATTGTTTGTAAATCGTAATCTTGTACATTTCTTGTTGTTGTGAACGACGCTGAATAAATTGGGGTGGTACCGCCGCGGCCGGCCATTGTGACGGCGCCGTCGGCGATCCTGTTGGTGTAATTCGCTTCAAACCTTGGAAATCTAAGGCTGGCGCTGGATGGGCCGGATATTGCATTGCCTTTATGATTGAATGTTCCGGTGGTGTTCCCTAACGCATCTGACAGAATATTCTTTGCTTGGTGTAAGTTTAATATGTAGGAATATTCTAGGACGGCTTCTTCATATGAAGAGTATACATTAGATGGGGTTAGTTCGATGTCTACAACGTCTCCACCGAGCTTTTTGTAGACAAACGCTACTTGGTCTGAGGCTCCACTTAAAAACGCAACAGAGCCTGTGTAGATGCCAAATGGCAAGGATGTGGAGACAAGTAAAGTTGAGCCAGTTGATGTTAATACAATCGCGCTAGTTTGTGATTTTGGTCCAAGATTAATAGGCACACTTTAATCCTCCTGTTATGTAAATAGTTTATAAAATACAAAGCCCAACTTCATGTTGGGCTCTGATCATAATAAACTAGAGTTTTACTTCTTTTTCGATGTAATGGCAGAACTTTTTGTAGTAGAAGTTTTCTTGAAAGGCTTTGCTTTAGGGGCTGCCTTCTCTACTACGGGTGCTGTTTTCTCTACCACAGGTGCTGCTTTCTCTACCACAGGCGTGACAGGTGCTGTTTTCTCTACCACAGGCGTGACGGGGGTGGCTGCAGCATGGTTGGCAGCCTTGCGTGCTCTATCTCTATTCTTGAACATTAATCTTTTGCGGGCGTGCATAATAATTTTTCCTTTTGTCTTTATGACAAATATAAATAGTTTTATAAATCCAAAATCTCAAAAAATTAAGGAGGAAAAAATTTGCACGATGGCTGTTTAAAAAAAACCCCCCGATCCGTATAAGAAAGGGGGGTTGAATAATAATATTCTAATATTGAACGCTTATGATGTCTGAGTAATTATGTCATTAACAATTCCACTCACATACCAGCTTGTTCCATCGCTCCAAAACTCTAATGTATCCGCAATTGCCGAATTAGAGTTATGTAGAGTTAAAGCCGATTTGTTTACAATAGCCACTCGGGCGATGGTCGCCACGTTGGTATTATGGTGATAACCACCCTCGATTACACTTGCGCCGCCATTGATCACGTGTGCGTGTGCAGTAGTGGCGACAAAACGAAAACTCAGGCCGGCAGCAACCGCCGGTAAAGTAACAGTTGACGCGTTACTTCCTCCCATGTTAACAATCGCGCCTGAATCACTAGCCTCCAGCGTTTTTGTGGCGCCGGCGCCAGATAAAGTAACAACCTGTCGCAAAGCCCCTTTGAGCGTAGTTTGCGTCATCTGTAATTCTCTTCTTAATCCCTCTATTAATGCCTGCGTTCTCGCAAGTCCTACTCTTTTACTTCCCATTGTTTAAACCCTCCGTTTGTAATCATGTTAAAACATAATGGTGAACATTGTTCATCCTTAAATAGCTCACCATAAACGAAAGCCCCCTTCCGAAGAAGGAGGCTTTACATTTTATTTGACCAATTAACTGATATCAGCTAATTTATCAACCGCCAGACTCACCGAGGAGTCCGCGTACGATAACAAGGCCGTACATATCAGGACGCACCATCTTCTTGGCATAGCGCGTCATGACGCCCTTACGGGGCACGAAGTCTTCCGGTCCGAAGATTGTGGGTGTAGTCTGCAGTGGAACATACGGGGCGTATACGTAT